ATCGAAGTAAACACACGGCTGATTAAAACCCGCCTATTTCTAGGATTAATTTTAGTCACATGAAGAGAACCTTACTAGGATAAAACTCTTCCTCCGAGACTAAATAGGTACAACATACGTTTTAGACACTTCCATTACAGGAATACCTACAAATCCCCCAAAAGTAAAATCATCAGAAGTCGATTTATAAACAACTGGGAAAAGTTGTTGATCTGTAAAGTTAGTTAATCCAGTAACATTAATAGCGTACTTTGGTGCTACAGAATCACGATTAAGACTGTCAGCATTAATACCCACCCCCGTCATACAATCAATTGTATTTATCATCATTTCTGATGCATACATAGGTGTAGCTACTTCTATAAGTTTTCTGTCTTGACTATGTGCAAGATAGAAATTACTATTAGGGACCGGTACGCGACGAGCGTTTCCGGTGCTAGCAAAATTATTGCCAATAGATATCGGTCGTGAAACCGGATAAATATTGGTTGACAACTGTGCTGTCCAATACGAGCTAGCATAAGAAGTGCCTTGGTCTTTTAAAATACTGTCAGTAATGATCTTATATCTTAACCCTCCTCTCGCATAGAGATAGATCCCACAAAAAATAGAATGTAGATCATTGGCTATAGGGACATTCGTAACATTAGATAAGTTTCTAATAGTCCAAAAGTGAGGATAGATGGTAAGATACAGTTCTCCAGAATATGTTTCCCCACCATAGAAAACGTAGGAATTTCTACGTAACATGGCTCTAAATGACATGATTCGCTCGCCTATAGAGGCTTCAGCGAAATCTGTCACTGGAGGTCCTATTACAGTATTACCTATATCTACTACTTCCGTATCATTCGCGGAAGGTTCTGATGATAACCACCCCATTTGAGGTGTCACATTAAAAACTGGATTTAAGGTAAGTCTAGATGTAGGAACTGCGAATTCAATATCTGGACCCCCACTAACTTCTACAACAAACTGAATAGAAGAACTTACAGTGGAGGGAGCTACAAGAGGGTCTAATACAAAAACAAATAATCCTCCAACTTTATCATCGAGATCTAATGAAGTATCGTTAAAAGTAGATTTATAGAGACTCGTGCCCATATAAGGTACAGTCACAGTAAACTCATTACAATGTCGGATATCAATAATTTCTCGATATATAAAATCTGAGTTATCCAAAGTCGTTGCACCAAAAGTGGATTTTTTGTTTTGCGGAGAAAACGCAACAACAATACGTCCAGAATGGAACTCTGTTTTGGCTATTTTGAAAGTATATTGTATTGATCCTCTCCAATAATCGAACAATTGAGAACAAAATTGTAAAGGTGTTAAATGAAAAGCAGTTCTACCAAGAACTGTCTCAGACACTAAAAAGTCATGAGGTTTAACTTGAGCTTCACTAATTTGGTCACCTGCTTGATCGTTATCGGACCACGAGAAACCATAGGTAAATGCTGGACGCATTGCAATAGAAGCAATAGACATATCATCTTCCTTTTTATTACTAAAACCCTCAAGATCTACGACCTTGTTGGAACTCATCATTGCTAAAGAATTAGAATTGTCTACACCATCCATCAGTGTTAAATTACTGGACGTTTCGACATAATATCTATGAGTAGGAGCTAAGTTTATAGGCTTTGCCCATCCAAAAACATTTGCTGCCTTAGATAAAATATCTGACGCCCAGGACACTCCTGCGGCATATTGACCTACGATGGGAATAGGTTGTAAATAAGAAGTTGCTTCTGAGATTTTACCCAGAACTCCTCCTATAGGACCTACTCCTGCCTGTTTCTGTTCCATTTCAGATGCATTTTTTGTAGACTTTTGTACTACTTTTAATCCCATCTGCGGAACAACGTTACCATATGGTTGGAAATCTTCTAAATGCATCCACAAGGTGTAGTGACAAAACTGATCACCAGAACCTTCTTTTAAAGGAATGTAAGGTACTAGTCTTAATTGACCTAAAGCACCAAAATCATTAACATCTGTAATTGCACCAGTTGGCCAACAAGTATTAACTGAAGAGTACGGGATTTTCAATTGAACTGAAGTTTGAGTACTAATATCAATCTCTACATGAGGTAATTGAGTGCGACCTTGAAGTCGGGCAGTGTGGGAATTCACCCAAGCTGCCGTTTTCTCAGTTTGTCCTCTAACACCTCCAAAAGGAATCCAGTACAACATATACCTGCCTTGTTGGAAGCGAGTCGCATTTATTTGAAGAGTTACTACCATGGTAAATCTCATCCCAAACAAACCCTTAATTTTATCAGTTGGCAGAGTACTAACACTAAAGTATTCTTTCGGCATTATCTTATCGTAAATTAAAGAAGTTAGACCGTCTTGAGTAGAAAGGGTTCCAGAATCCAATCTGATGGGTTTCTGTAAGAATGAGGCAATGCTTTGATCTTGATTTTGTGAGTACAAATTCATCAATCTGTGATAAGCATTAGGAGCTTGCTCACCTGTAGACACAGTTGCAGCAAGACCATCATCTTTCACGTGAGTAGTATCAGCGTGAAAAGAATCATTATTTTCGGTGGTGGTTGAATAAGGTTGATTTAATGGCGTACCAGTCTCAACGGGAACTGTCGCCATATCGTTGTTAGAATTAGGAGCAACCCATTGTTTAACTCGTATTTGCTGAGTCGACGCAGAATAGAGCGAGAACCTAGGTCAGTTATAGTCAGACCTGTCGGGTGTGTGACTCTTCTTTGCTAACGGTACAGTAAAACATTCGGTTCAATCTGTTCTCTGATCTTCGAATAACAAAGGCGGCTTTGGGCCATGGTAAGCATTATCGGGCTTACCTAACGTCGCCTTTCGAGCGAACCACTTGACTGGTTTTAATTGTGGTCAAGCACACCAGTTTAACGTCATGGAGGACGGTGGTGGATTAAATGTAAAATTCCATCTTTAAAACCTTATCCCTTAAAAAGGAATGAGGAAGTTGGAATTCAACAAAGTCTGTGTCCAAATTCTTTGCAATCATAAATTTCTTAAGAATTGCTCTTTTCTCATCGAACAATTCTTTAGGATGTAATGAAAGTTCTCTTAAAGAATTTGCAACGTTTGTATAAAAGATATCCATCCTGTCAGTTTTCATCCACTGACAAATTTCTAGTGCAGAATGGATATCAATTGGACCTATATAATTTCCAGCATACTTTCTAAAAGAACGCTTTAAAAATGTTAAGTCCTTAAAACCTTTGTACAATAATGTTGCTTCTGTTTTGTCAGCAGATGTATATTTACAACCAATTTCTGGCATGTATTGTATAACTACCTGCATGTTGAATTTTTCAACGATAGCAGGACTAAATGAGCCGACATTGTCATCACCTCCTACTTGTAATACAACGCAATGATGGAATAAATCTCTTGTTTTAGGTAAAGCACGATAATAACAATATCTAAAAGCTAACAAATTGTACAAATTGTTAATATGTGTTGTAAGCCAGTTACCAGAGGGATTGCCTCCATTTGTCTGAAATACAATATTTTTCCATATATGTTTCGAATATATAATGTTTTTCCTGATAAACTTACGAATAATTTTATCTTCGTCGGTAGCATTGGGGTAAAAACTATCAAGAACGTCAAAACACTTGTCCATAACAGGTACGATCTGATTTGCATCAAACGCTGAATAATCACCATCAAAACCCAAAACTTCAAATGATTCATCATCTTCGTCTTGGTAGGCAAATCCCAATATGGTTTCAGCTAGCTCATTCCATTCAGGAGAGTAAGCATTTACACCTGAAGTACAAGAGTTCTTAATTCTATTACGGATGAGCATCTCCCCTGCCGTAAAGTAATACATCTTAACAATAGATGAAAATGGGAATGGTGCACCAGAAAAATTTCTAGAAGAACCAGTCCAGACTTTAATTAAGAGCCTTCTCTCACACTTTAAGTTTTCTGTATAAACAATCAAAGAATCTATTCCATTCTTCCAATCATCCAATATTTTGTTAATTTCATATACTAATTGCTTGTAAGCAACGCTATTTTCATTGAAAGTGTTATCACCAAAAATATCTTTCTTCCAACGTGGATATATTTTTTTGTATGGAAAACCTGAAGACGATGATGTCTTAATAGAATCAAGATACTCATTGTCTGGATCTCCAAATACAGCTTCTGCTATACTCAAAACGCGTGGTTTAACTCTAATAGAGTTCTTTTCTTCTAGAAATATACACAAGTCTTGGTAAGCTAAACTCAAAGCTTTTACATCGTATTGGTCTTGTGGTTCACACCGATATTTTCTATATGAAACTTCCCATGGGTCAATACACCCATTTAGTTTAAGAAGTGCAGGTGCAGTCAAAGGTTCATGGTATTCCTTACAGTCATGAACTGGACTAGGAGATATATTACTTTTAGCAGAAACAAAATTTGCACCATAAGGGTGAGGTTCTAAAATCTCAAATTTTTCAAGAAAACTAGGTATACCTACGTGAGCTTCTGCATCTACTGAAATAGTGGATTCTCGTCCTCGTTGGCTATCTAACTCCTTAAAAAGTTCTTGTATTGTTTCTTGATACAGAGCCGCACTATAAGCTTGCTGCATACCATCCATCGCAAGATGAATACCCAAAATAACACGTTGTTGTGTTTGGTTATCATCTCGTAATATAGGAGCTCCACAATCTCCCCTTTTAGTTTTACAAGGGTAACTCAGAGTATTTTTCGTTCTGAATTTGACATGACCTATTTGATAGTTTAGATCATAATCAGATATTTTTGCTAATGTTCCATATCTAATATTCGCATGAGGAAGCGGAATGCGGACAGGAACTGCAGCAATAGGTTTATCAGAGGTTTTAGCGAATTTCGAGACAATATCTTTAAACCTACCCAATTCAGATGGTAATTCACTCAAAATTAAATCCTTATCAGGCCAAGCTATCGATTCTGTGTAGTTTAAAAACTCAACAACGGGAATCTTTACCGTAACTGAACCACGTACAAACTCTATAATATCTGAAGTATTATTATGGTCAACTATCCATTTAGTCATGAAATGTGCAGGGAACAACGCATACCGTTCTCGAATTCCCAATGCATATCCCATGTGAAAGGAACCCTCAGGTGTTATACATCTGATCTGTACCATACTCTTCTTAACAATACTAGAAGAATTCTCTTCAGCATTGGAAAGTTGATTAGTATCGTCAGACCCTTGCGGTACAGCACTTCGCACTTGTTTCATATGTGCAAGATGCTGTTTGACGTTAACAACAGGTTTTTGTACTCGATTACGAGACAGATGTGTATTAGATTGTGGTTCTAATGAAGGAAACATGTATCGCACTACAGAAATTACTAGATGTGAACCTTTCCATACACTATACAACAATACTCCTGTTGCTGCTAAAGCAACCATAGTATCCATTGTTGGTAAACCAATTTGTTTTCTTATTAAATCAACTAATGGTTCATACGTGTATTCAGATGTTATTCCAGGTAAACAATATGAAGCACCATATTGACACCCCCAAATATCTCTTCTAAGTAAAATGTGCTTGAACGTAGCAGGTGCAAACGTTTCATGTTTAAAATATAAGCATGCAACAAAATAGGGAGAATCATTGAGCACAAAACTGTGAAAGCCCATTGCCGCTCTCATATTTGATGCCATAATGGTCAAATCATCTTCTGAAAGCACTTCAGTTATTGCAAGCCAAATAGGCTCAAAACGATTTTGATCTTCAACCGTTACCAAACTTTGGATATCTACGTACTGGACTTCGAATTGGTTTTCAGCTGCCAAATCTAAAGTCCGCATAGCTATATCGAAAACATGCTCTGATCGCACAGATGTCGTTTCGGAAGAATCATCAGCTACTAATATACCATTTGCTATCCCACTAGGATCATTACGATCTATTGTAGAGTGGTATATTCCGTGAGCATTGTTCCAGTCACTAACAAATTGAGATCCGACTTGTGGGTCAACATTAAGCTGACTAGGTACGAAAGAAGCTCTCTGCGTTACTTGTACCAATTCATCTTCAATTTGTGAATTTCGATTTATTTTGTTGACAACTGTACGTTTTAACTTTTTAAGAGGATCATCAAGTTCATAAACGACAGAATCACACGCATCAATAACAGTATTGGTAGTTTTTGTTAAAAAGTTGCCAAAAGAAACATCTTTAGGGATTGCTTCCATGTACAACTTCTTATAGTTGTCATCAAACAGTGACCTGTTATATGCTGCTTGTCCTAAGACATTACGCTCAAACATTTTGAGTTGTGCATCATATACATCAGATAAGTAAGTTTTAAGTTCATCCCAAGACAAGACCCGGTTGTTCAAGCCAGCACCTGTTACTTTGTATTTCCAAAGATAAGGAGCTGGTACTTTAATTTCCGAAAATTTCAATCTATCAATCTTCCCATCACTTGAGATTGCAGGAGAAGGTATAGGTTGAATATTTATCATAAGTCGCCTATACAAAGCGTCTGGATAATTTAAACTTTTCACATGAGCTATAAATCTCTCTTTTTCATGTGGTACGTTAGACGTAGCAACAACCCAGGGAGAATCAAAATAACTGTTTTTCTTTTCTTCAATACTTGCCATGTGCAAATGATAAGGAGCTACATTTATAGTTCGAATTATTTCAAACCATTGGTCGTCTCCGATTTGGTCTCTCTTTTGACCCAAATCATCATATTTAACTACTCTATGATGTGATCTATAACCATCCCAATATTCGTTTTCAGGATTTCGATTGAAAACATAGTGAGCGTTGTTGTCTTCATAATGTTGAAATTCTTCAACTGTTGTTGTAAGTCTAACACATTCGGAGACGATAAAATTCGAAATTGTGGTCTTTCCTGTACCTGGCTTTCCGTCAATGTATATAAGAATAGTTTCAAAGCGATACCCAGCTTTGTGCTTAGGGTTAATACATAACGCTTGATATACTGTTTCTAGCTGACTTGCTTTCTTTTGCATTTCAGCTATAGCGCCAGAGGTTGTATCACTTCTAGGAGTATGTCGAATGAGTTCAGATAGTTCTTTCCTCAAATGCTCAATATCTCCTACTAAACCACGTGAATAAGGTAGTGTGCCTGCATAAGATTGTTTTATATAATTATCAACTCGAGTTATTATATTGTCAGCCTCAACAATACCAGTTTTCTTTCGAATCCAGTTTAATTGTCCAAATGCTTTATAAGCTATCCAATTTACAAATCCTACTATGATGTCTACATAGCTTTTGACTAGTTTCTGAAAATTAGGTCTCATGGCTGACATATCCTTCAACTGACTAAACAATGAGGCTTTAGTATCCTTCGACCAATAATTGCACACTCCCATCCCACTTAACGTAAGATCTACAAGTGATTCAATCATTGAAATATCAAAATCTACTTCACCAGCTTGAGCTACCACTTCTGAAGCACACTTGTTGGCGTTTTCAGTTAATGGTTCTATGGTAAAATCTGTTCCTTGTTCCCTATCCTCTTCTACTGATTTACCAGAAGAAAGTAGACCGATTATATCAGTCATGATATTAGTAACTAACAACATAACTTCTATAACAGAGTCTCTTTCAGAAACATAGCAATCATATAAAAGATACACACAACCACATAAGATTAACATACGTTCAAATGTAGTTAGTTTGTTTTTCCGATAAAGTCTGTAACAAGCTAATAATGCTAAAACAACGAACCTAGCATTTACTGTGTTACTACCAAACAAATTCTCAAAGAATGAGTTTAATATTTGTCTAGTTTTAGCTGGTAGATTACGCATGGTCGTAACTGTATCTTGTACAGTGTCATGCGCATCAGTAATTTTTTGATTCAGCTGCACTACAGGTGACAGCAAATCAGTCAAAAAATGACGCGTTTCAGGATCAATTTTAATATTCTGATCCATAGAGAACATTTGTGGTTCTACGTTAACTGAAAACGGTCTGACCTTTACATTGCCGTTATCAGTTTTCATAGACTGTACGTTCTCTGCATAATCCGCGAATAACATTAATATTTCTACTGCAACTGTTCTTGAGCGTTTCTTTTTACGTTCAACGTGAGACATAGCGGGAAAATTAATAATAGATGTGTTCATGGCGGATAAAACAGTTTATACTCCTGGTAGAGTGTGGTAATTACTAAATTTATATTATACTCCAAACTGTTTCAAAAACCAAGTCATCGGACTCTGGAGTTACTAATAATTTCTACAACAATTGTAGTTAGCCTCCAACTACAAAAATCCTAAAGAATTATATCTTCTCATTAGTAAAAGAAGTGAAAGTCGAGCATTTTTAAATTGTTTTTCATCCTACCCTTTCGAGGTAGGGGCTTTTATAAATTTTTAAATTTTTTTTGTGTTTTTATAATTTTATTTATAGGTAAGAATGTGTAGTGCCATAAAATACAATGGGTCACACCTTTTTATCGGCGATTTCTCAATCCCTTGAGTCCCATATCCATTCATGTTTTTGTGGGAGAAAATCCATTCTCCACTCTCGACAAACGACCTGCCCTATGTACAGGTACTGGTGGAAAAATAATGCTGTTTTGTGTGGTGCATTACCAACGTGTAAGGTTTTTAATCTAAAAATAGAAGGGTCCATTAAATGAACCGTGGAAAAGTAACCAAACTATGAATACTCTACTATAACAATACAGCAGTTTAGAGCCAAAAATGGATAAAATGGTGCAAAATTATGAGTTTTCTTCTTAGTCCAACCTAGTGTTCTAAAACTGTAGAGACAAACGGTGTCTACAGTCTTAGTAACACTAGGG